ACGACCGCCGCCGAAGGCGTTATAATTATTCTTCATAACTCAGCAAGCGGCGCTGAAGCTGTTGTGGCCGAGTTCACCGATAAAAAACTTAGGGTTCTAGCTTTGAAAGACGGAGAAGCTAAAATCTTGAAACAGTTCGATACACCTTTTGACTTGGAAGAAATCTTTGACTTAAAAGTTATGATTTGGATGCCCACCGAGTGGACTTTGTGCGCGGCAATAACCCACCCCGATCACCCCCCTATGATTTTGCATTGGCGCGCAATAATCGGCTGGTCTTTCACATCTTTCGCAAAATTTGGCATTTGTTAAAAAGAAGAAAGCAAACTTATGACTAACACAAACAACACCCTCGCCGACACGTTAAACGAGCGCGGTAAGCGTTATGGCAATTTTGCTGACCAGGCAGCTATCGCACAAGCGATCAAAGCCGCCATGTACAGCGCCTGCGACTCATCCAAACTTGCTCCCGATCAACGGGAAGCCTTGGCCATGATAGCCAACAAGCTCGGTCGTATCCTGAATGGAGACCCGAACTACGCCGACAGCTGGATGGACATTGCTGGCTACGCGAAGCTGGTGGCAGACAGATTGGAAGCTGTAAGCGGCGAAAAATCTACAACATCTAATCTGTAAAAAGATCATCGAACTTTATGCTTGAAACACCCTTCCCCTATCAGTTAGACGGCGCAGCGTTCCTATCAAAAATGCCACAGGCCTTGTTGGCCGACGAGATGGGGCTGGGTAAGAGCGCGCAAGCTATCATCGCGTGCGACCTGGTTGACGCAGAGAACATCCTGGTTGTGTGCCCCGCCGCCGTGCGCATCAATTGGTCGCGGGAGTTTGACCGATTCAGCGACCGCCGCAGGCCGTGCACGCTGATCCTGACAGGTAAAGACGCGCCTGCGCCTGGCGTTAACGTCGTGTCCTACGACCTGCTGGCCAGCAACGAGAAGCTGCGCAACAATCTGAAGTCGCGGGAGTGGGACGTGCTGGTGATTGACGAGGCGCACTTCCTGAAAGAGCGCAGCGCCAAGCGCACGAAGGTTTTGTACGGCCACAACCAGCACCCAGGCTTGATGCACAAAGCCAAGCGCACATGGCGGTTGACTGGCACGCCCATGCCAAACAACGCCTCAGAGCTTTACACCCATTTGCGATCAGCGAAAATTGTCAACCAACCCTATTGGGATTTTGTGTACCGATTTTGCGCAGGCTTCGACAGTGACTACGGCTACAAAATTACAGGCCACAAGAACACTGACGAACTCAAAGCATTGCTAAACCAATTCATGTTGAGACGAAAGAAGGATGACGTCATGAAACAATTGCCCCCCATCACCTTTTCAGAAGTGACTGTTGATCGTAGCGAAGTCCAGCTCGACCCGTGGTTCTATGAGAACTGGGTGTCGATAGGCGTGCCCGCGTTCCTCGATAACCTCAAGAACATTGACGAGAGTCTGAAGACCAGCCTGAACGCAATCAGAAGCGGCCACCACCACACCAGCAAGGATAGCCTGGAGCTGCTCAAAGCATATTCGAAAAGCACCTCAACGCTGCGGCGCTACATCGGCCTGGCCAAACTCCCCCGCGTCATCGACATCCTGAAGGAAGAACTTGAGACAGGGCAGATTGATAAGCTGGTCATTTTCGCCGTGCACAAGCAGGTCATTGACGAGACGCGAGACAAACTCCGCAAGTTCAAACCTGTCACCCTCTACGGCGGCACGCCCACGGCCAAGCGCCAGCAGAACATCGACAAGTTTCAGAACGAGCCAAGTTGCAGGGTGTTCATCGGCCAGATTGTGGCGGCGGGCACCGGCATCACATTGACCAGTGCGCGGGAGGTGGCCTTTATCGAAGCCGATTGGGTTCCCGCGAACAACGCCCAGGCAGCAATGCGCTGCCACCGGGTGGGGCAAACCAGACCTGTGCGTGTGAGGTTTTTCACATGCGCTAGTTCCGTGGACGAGGACGTCATGCGCGTCGTTGTCCACAAGACAAGAGAAATTGCAAAAATCATGGATTGACAGTTGCGATATTCTCAAGTCATTGTTACACTCTCAACATCACGAAATGGAGATGCAAATGCAAATCACCGTAACCTTCGACACCGCTGACCTGACAGACAATAAAATCCTGTCGGTGATGCTTGCCAATCTTGAAAAGTTGGCGAACGACGAGCCGCCTGTGGCCAACGACACCAAGAGCCGCGCGCGGCGGGTCAAGATACAGACCCAGAAGCCTGAGCCTGTGCAAGCTGAGGTCGTAGAGGAAGAACCCGCAAACGACGACCAGTTGGTTTTGGATTTGGGCGACGAGCCTCAGCCTCAACCCCAGCTGGACGCGAGCGAGCCTGCCACCTACACGCTGGATGACATCCGCGATGCGTTGCAGACCTACACAGCGGCCAAGGGCGTACCCGCTGGCGTCGAGCTGCTTAAGAAGTATGGGGCGGTTCGTTCAAGCGAGTTGGCCGAACAGCACTACGCCTCCTTCATCAAGGAGTGCGCATCATGAGCAGCACGTTACGTGGTTACGACAGGCATAAAAGCGACTATTACGTCACGCCTAAATGGATAATCAGGGAGCTGTTTGACGCCCTCCCTGAACTGTTCGACGACATGGACGGGAGGCTGGCGTTAGACCCATGCGCAGGTGGCGGTTCAGTCAATCTCAGTGAGGTCTTCACCATGCCTTACCCCGACGTGTTGGCGGAATACGGGTGGGATGACGTGATTACGCTGGACATAAGAGAAGATTCGCACGCGGACATCAAGGCGGATTTCCTGACCTGGAACAACCCTGACAACCTGGACTTCGACCTGATTATCACGAACCCGCCATTCGCTATCGCCGAGGAAATAACCCGGAAGGCGTTGGAACTGGTGGATCAGGAGAGCGGCAAGGTCATCATGCTGCAACGATTGAACTGGCTGGGCAGTGCGGCGAGGGATGACTTCTTCACCGACTACCCACCCACCACCATCGTGATGCACGCGCGCCGCCCGTCTTTCGGCGGCACGTCGTCAACAGACAGCGTGGAGTACGCCCATTTCATCTGGGACAACACCGACCGCTCGGGCGTGACAAACTTTGTGCGTGTCCGCGCTGACAACTCTAGGAGTAAGACGGAGTGAGGATTAACAGATGCTTTGGAAACTGACGCACCGCTTGTTTGGTTACGATTACCTCGCCTGGAAGAGTTTCAACTCAGGCGGTGTAGCGCGGATTCGCAGGTCAAGGGACGGTGCGGTCTATTTCATGGACGACCACAACGAGCCGCAGCAGTTGCTTGGGTACCCCGCGTTCTATCTTCAGGACGGTTTCGGCGGGGTAGTTTTGTACCATGTGTTGTTTCTGACTTGCTCGCCAGAGAAGTATCTACCACGTTGCGATTTTCGCACTTACCATTGAGGATTTCCAATCTTATGAGCCACGCAAAACTATCGCCAAGCGCCGCAGAGCGTTGGATGACATGCCCAGGCAGCGTTGTGTTGTCGCAAGGTATGCCGAACAAATCGAGCGTGTTCGCTGAGGAAGGACGCCAGGCGCACGAGATAGCCGAAGCGTTGTTGCGCGGCGAACTGGTGAACGCTGAACGCGCCACGCTCGATAACGTCGCCAGTTACGTCAACCACGTTCGTGAACTTGCTGGTGTGCGTCACGTCGAGCAGAAGGTGGAGGTCAACGCCGACATCTACGGCACTGCCGATGCAGTGGTGTGGCAGGAGGAAGACCGCCACCTACACATCGTTGATCTCAAATACGGCGCGGGCGTGCCTGTCGAAGTCCACGGCAATCTGCAACTTAAAATCTATGCGCTGGCCACGCTGCTTACGTTTGGCTACCCCGCGCAGCAGGTGACGGCCACCATCGTGCAACCGCGTTGCCCGCACCCCGACGGGCCAGTGCGCTCGGTCACCTTTGATGTTGTGGACTTGATTGATTTGCACGCCGACCTCAGCGCAGCGGTGTCGGTGGTGGGCGACGCCGAACAGCACGCGCCAGAGGCGTTGCTGAACGCAGGCTTCCTGGTTCCAAGCGAGAAGGGTTGCCGCTGGTGCCGCGCCGCGTCTGTGTGCCCCGCGCTGAAGCGCAAGGCGCAGACCTTGGCCAAGCAGGTGTTCACCAAGGGCGAACCCTACGACCCTAAAGCGTTGGCGGAGACACTCGACTTCCTGCCTATCCTGGAAGGCTGGATCAAGAACACCCGCGAGTTCGCTTACGAAGAAGCGGAGAAGGGTAAGCCCATCCCCAATTGGAAGTTGGTTGAGAAGCGGGCGACTCGCAAGTGGCGCTCTGATGGGGAGGTTGCCCAGGCGCTGAGCGCTTACATCCCCACCTCTGAATTATACGAGCGGAAAATCATCAGCCCCGCTTCGGCAGAGAAGCTGCTGCCAAAAGAACACCGCACGCTGCTCGATGAGCTGTGCGTCAAAGAATCATCAGGGCACACCCTGGTGAGTGAGTCGGACAAACGTCCGGCTATCCGTGTGGATGCCAAGTCGGCATTTGCGAACTTGTAACTTTGAAGAAGGAAAAAATCATGGCTGACAAGCTAATCACCCCGGAGTTTCGCGCTGCTTACGCAGGGCTTTTCCGTGCAACCGCACCTAAGGAGAACCCGAATGGGGCAAAGAAGTACTCCATTCGCGCAGCATTTCCACCTGAGGCTGACATCAAAGACCTAAAGGCGGCGTGCGCACAGGTAGCTGCCGACAAGTGGGGTAAGAATGTTCCCAAGACGATGCGGTCGCCGTTTCGTTTTAACGAGGAGCTGGACAACCCCATCCCAGGTATCGGCGGCGACTGGGTTGTCATGACGTTCAGCGCGAACGAGGATCGTCGCCCTGGCGTCGTTGACGCAACCGTGCAGGACATCATCGACGAGTCCGAAGTGTACAGCGGGGCATGGTTCCGTGCGCAGGTGCGGCCATACGCCTACGACCAGGCAGGAAACAAGGGCATCGCCTTTGGCCTGGAGAATGTGCAGAAGACACGCGACGATGACGCCCTTGGCAGCGGTCGTATCCCCGCAAGCAAAGTGTTCGAGAGCTTCGGCTCGCCGATTGCTGCAAGCAGCGCAGGCGCGCTGTTCGATTAGATAATACTGCTTCCATTTATGCGACCCTTCGGGGTCGCTTTTTTCTTATCAATGAAAATCATGACTACCCTTCACCTCGACTTTGAAACCTACAGCGCCGCTGACTTGCCCGTTGTTGGGCTGGATAATTACGCCAGCGACCCGACAACGGGCGTGCATTGTGTCGCGTGGTGTTTCGGTGATGGTCAGGTGCAGCTCATCGGCGCGTCCTCGCAAGGTTGGCCGCAGCTACCCGACGAGATAGCGACCCACGTTCGCAACGGCGGCACGGTCGTCGCGCACAACGCGGCCTTTGAGTTGGCGATATGGAATAAAGTGTGCGCCCCCAAATACGGTTGGCCGATCCTCAGCCCCAAGCAAATGCGCTGCACAATGGCGCAAGCCTACGCCATGTCGTTGCCAGGTAGCCTGGAAAAAGCGGCAGCGGCGCTCGGCATTCAGCAGAACAAAGATATGGTCGGCGCCCGCGTGATGATGCAGCTGGCCAGACCAAAACCCGACGGCACTTTTTGGACGGCGGAAGACGTGCCTGAAAAATTCCAACGCCTTTACGATTACTGTAAGTCGGACGTCGAGGTAGAACGAGCCATCGACAACCGCATGATGCGGCTCTCCGAACAGGAGCAGCACGTCTGGGTTCTTGACCAGTTGATAAACCAACGCGGCATTCGCGTTGACCTGCCCGCCATTCAGAAAGCCATCGCCATGGTGGAACAAGAGAGGGCGCGGCTCGACAAGGAGATGCTGTGCACCACGGGCGGCGTCGTCGGCAAGTGTTCGGAAGTTCAACTGCTGGTGAAGTGGATACGCACGCAGGGCGTGGAGATTAAAGGACTGGCCAAAGCCGACGTTCTCGATGCGCTCACGGGCGAGCTGCCCCAACCTGTGCGCGACGCCCTGGCGCTGAGGAAAGAGGCGGCCAAGTCTTCGACCGCCAAACTCTTGGCCATGAAGAACCGCGCCAGTCGTGACGGTCGTGTGCGCGGGTGCTTCCAGTATCACGGCGCATCGACAGGCCGTTGGGCACATCGCGGTATCCAGCCTGGCAATCTGCCGCGCCCACGCAAGCTGACCAACGACGATAATCATAACGCACGCCTTGTCTATCACATCAACGAACTGATAGCCGCAGGTGCGCGTGACGAGCTTGATATTTTGTACGGCCCAGTGATGGACGCTCTGGCTGATAGCGTGCGCGGTATGATTATTCCCAACCCAGGCTACGAGCTGGCGGCAGTGGACTTCAGCGCCATTGAAGCGCGGGTGTTGGCGTGGTTGGCGGGGCAGGAAAACGTGCTCGACATCTTTCGCACGCACGGCAAGATTTACGAACACGCGGCCAGCGGTATCTATCGCAAGCCTATCGAAGCCGTCACCAAGTCGGAGCGTCAGATAGGTAAGGTCGCCTGCTTTGGTGCGCAAACGCAAGTGGTGACGAACAACGGCATCAAAGCTATAATCGATGTATTACCGACTGATTTATTGTGGGACGGCGTTGAGTGGGTAAAGCATTGCGGGGTGGTAGAAAACGGTGTGCAACCGGTTGTTCGTGTGGCAGACACAGAAATGACGCCCGACCATTTGGTGTTGACGGGTCAGGATTGGACGCCAGCGCAAAGACTTATTTCCAACGCAAGTACCCTCTCCCTAGCATTGGCGACAGGTTCGGAGAACTTACCGTCCTCGGTCTCGATAAGAGGCGCCGAAACGGACAAACCCGATATTTCATCAAGGTGCAATGCTCCTGCGGCGCAGATCCACACTTTGTTTATGAGGACAATCTGCGAAGGGGCGCGTCAACCCGGTGCGGCAGATGCGCCAAGAAGAAGGCGGCGCTTTATCGAACGACCCATTACCCATGCGCCAGCATCGTTGCCGATCAGAAGCACAGGAAGCGGCTGCTTACTCGCATATCCGCATGTATCAGTCGGTGCCACAATCCCGACAACAAGGGTTACATCCACTACGGGGCGCGGGGAATATCCGTGCACGAGCCGTGGAGGAAAGACCGAGTGCAATTCCTGGCCTACCTCATCACACTCCCAGGGTGGAACAACCCCGCGCTGGAGTTGGATCGCATCAATGTTGACGCAGGTTATGAACCTGGAAATCTTAGGTTCATTTCGCGCTCTGCGAACGCTTGCAACAAACGCAAAATCGGAGATTTGCAAGCCAGAATCAGCTGGCTTGAAGCCAGTCTTCGACATTGTGAATGCGGGGCCAAGGCACAGGTTCACCATCCTAACTAGCGATGGCCCGCTTATCGTCCACAACTGCCTTGCGCTAGGGTATGGCGGCGGTGTCGGCGCCTTCCAGTCCATGGCGCGCGCATATGGCGTGAAGGTCGAAGACGCGCTGGCCGACGATATTAAGCGTGCGTGGCGCGACAGCCACCCCCACATCGTCAGTTACTGGTACGACCTTGAGCGCGCCGCCATTGCTGCTGTCGAGTTGGGCGGTGTGTGCGGAGCAGGTGCGCCTGGACGTGAGGTGCGATTCAAAAAGAATGGCAGCTTCCTTTGGTGCAAGCTGCCCTCTGGTCGCGTGCTTTGCTACCCGTACCCAGTCATCAAGGAGATTGAAACACCGTGGGGTGAAATGCGCGGCGCGCTGCATTTCATGTCGGTAAACGGTGTGACCAACAAGTGGGAAGAAACCAAAACCTACGGTGGGTCGTTGGCGGAGAACGTCACACAGGCGGTAGCCCGCGACCTGTTGGCCGAAGCAATTGTCCGTTTTGAGGAAGAAGGCATCAGCACCGTCATGCACTGTCATGACGAAATCGTTGCCGAAATTAAATCAGGCTCGATAACATTGGAAGAAATTGAACGCATCATGTGCGTCTCACCGACTTGGGCGGGAGGGCTACCCCTCGCCGCCGAAGGTTACATTGCAACCCGTTACCGAAAATAGGATTTGGAGGATTCATTATGAGCGACGAAATCGACATTGCATCTGAGCGTGAAGAAATGCTGCGCAGTCACGCGCTGCGCTATCGCAAGAGAGCTGGCCCCCCGTGGACGGGACGCTGCGCGAATTGCGACGACCCTGTGGAGATACCGTTGCGTTGGTGTAACGCGGATTGCAGGGATGAATGGGATGGTAGAGGAAAGAAATGAGCAAATTAGAAGCAGCACTGTCGTTGGCGCATCGCGGGTTCCATGTTTTTCCGTGCGAAGCCAACAGCAAAATACCTTTGATTAAGGATTTTCCCAACCGCGCTACCCGCGATGCGGATCAAATCCATAAGTGGTTTGCGGGTAACGATTGCAACATCGGTATCAGCACGTCGAAATTTGGCGATGACCTGGCGCTTTGCGTCATTGATATAGACACGAAGGGGAACAAGGATGGGTACGCACAGATCCTCGAACTCGAACTTAAAGGGTATGAATTTCCCGCCAGCATCGAACAAGAAACCCCCAGCGGTGGGCGACACATCATCTACACCACCGAGCATCCCCTCAAGCAAGGGGTCAACGTCCTCGGAGCTGGCCTCGATATTCGGTCAAGAGGAGGATACATCGTTGGAGAAGGAAGCCAGATTGACGGGAAGCCGTACCGACAAATCGACACCCACCGCCCACTGGCGTCAGCGCCAGAGTGGCTTGTCAGCCGATTGGGTCAAGACAAGTTTGAGGTGGCTCGCGCTTCTGTCGTTCTTGCTGGCGTGGATGCTGATAGGGCATCTAACCGCGCTGTTTCTTACCTGACCAACGCGCCGCTATCTGTCGAAGGCGAAGGTGGAGACCTGACCGCGTACAAGGTGGCGGCCAATCTGAAAGACCTTGGGTGTTCTGTCGAACAGGCCTACGAGCTGATGCTCGAACATTGGAACGAGCGCTGCGACCCGCCATGGTCGGGGGACGAACTTCTCAGCAAGGTGCGCCACGCTTTCAAGTATGGCCGTGACCCGCAGGGAATCTCCGCACCAGAAGCGGTGTTTATGGCGGCAACCCCCGCAAACGATTTCGACGACAAGCAGCATCCTGTTGAGGCGCTCAACGCCGAATACGCTTTCATCAAGGACGGGGCGTTTGTGTTGCAGGAGACGACCGACTTCAAAGGCCGCTTCACCACACTGCGTCTGTCGCCGCCCGCGCTGCACGCATGGTTCGCCAACAAGGTGCTGCCAATGGGAGACAAGGCGGTGCCGTTGTCAAAACTTTGGATGACAGACCCTGGTCGCCGTGAATACGACAGCGTGGTGTTCTCACCTTTGAACCAGGTGCAGGCACGGTTCTACAATCTGTGGCGTGGGTTCTCTGTTGAACCTGCCGCCACCAACGACCACCCATCGGTGGCAGCGTTTCGTGAACACGCATTGCACAACGTGTGCAACGGCGACGAAGCGTTGTGCCGTTGGTTGCTGGGGTATTTCGCGCACATGATCCAGCGCCCTGGCGAGAAGCCGTTGGTGGCGTTGGTGTTCAAAGGCGACAAAGGGACGGGGAAGAACGCCCTGGTCGAACGTGTCGGGCATTTGCTTGGCCCGCACTTCCTGGTTGCTGATGACGAGCGCTACCTGCTGTCGAACTTCAACAGCCACCTGGAGAGCAATCTGTTCTTCGTCCTGGACGAGGCGAGCTGGGCTGGCGACAAGCGCGCTGAAGGCAAGCTCAAAGGATTGATTACAGGTTCGGAGCATCTCATCGAGCGCAAAGGCGCGGAACCCTACAAGATGGATAACCTTGTCAGGGTCGCCATCATCGGCAACGAGAAGTGGTTGGTGCCTGCCACCGTGGACGAGCGCAGGTTCGCGGTGTTCAACGTCGGCGGTGGCCGCAAGCAGGATCGAAAATTCTTCGAAGACATGCGGGTGGGCATGGAGCGCGGCGGCTACGCCTGCCTACTGCGCTTCCTGCTGGACTACGACTTGACCGGCATCGACGTGAATGCCGCGCCGAACACCCAGGGGTTGATAGACCAGAAGCACGCCAGCCTGCAACCAGAGCAGGAGTGGTGGCTTGACTGCCTGTCCTCGAACTCCCTGGTCGGCAGCGATTGGGACGGCGTGCTGCCAGACCTGATCCCGACCAACCGCGTGCGGTCGTCATTCGAGAGTTGGGCGCGGGGGCGGAACATCCGGTCGCGTCTGCCTGGCCGCAACGACTTCAGCCGAGCATTGCTGGCCATGGCGCCTAGCATGGAAAAGCTCAAGACCAAGCCAGATGAACCTGAGGACAGCACCTATTCCTACAAGAACCCAGGGATAGGGAAGCTGCGGGACGACTGGGACAAATTCATTGGAGGGAAAAATGAGTGGAACGATTGAACAAACCTATCTATTGGAAAGGAAAGATAGCATGAACTTGACTACACAAGAAGCCGCAGACCGTATGCGACTAACCGTCAGAACCCTGGCCAACTGGCGTGTAAGGGGAGACGGCCCCCGCTTCATCAAGATGGGGCACAAGGTTCTTTACCCTGTGACTGAGATCGAGGCGTTCGAGCAGCGCCAGCTTCGGGACAGCACGGCTCATAAAAGAAAGCGCCCGTGACCGCAGGCTGATGCTGAGACTCCAACGCGTCCGTTCATCCTACCAACACCAGCGGCGGCGCAGAACTCATGATTTCTGCCGGGCTAACCCCATAGTACCCGAAACCGCCGTGCGGTACAAGCGGGAACGGTTTGCTACCAGTGTGCTACCAGCGGCTTTCTTGCTACCCGGAAATTTCACCGTAACTTGTTGGAAAAATTGGCTCCCCGAGTAGGACTCGAACCTACGACCTAGCGATTAACAGTCATTTTCAAGGGGATAATTGAGGGTACCCGGGCATCACAAACCTATTGCAAACAAAGGAAATTGTGTTATTCTACATACCTGAACATCACTGATTGTTGCTACCAGTGTGCTACCAGCAAACAACCATCCACGGAGCGAGGCGCGCCTCATGTCTGAGCTGAACGAACGGAACATCAAAGCCGCCAAGCCTGGCGAGACGTTGTGGGACGCCAACGTCAAGGGGCTGCATCTGCGCAGCTTTGAAGGCGGCAAGGCGTTCTACCTTTACTACCGCACCAAGACCGCCGCGCAGCGCAAACCAAAGCTGGGCGAGTACGGCGCCATCACCTTGGCGCAGGCGCGCAAGGTGGCGCAGGAGATGCTCAGCGAGGTGGCCGCTGGCCGTGACCCCGCAGCCAGTCGTGCTGAGGCCAAGGCCGAGCCTACGGTGCAGGACTTGTGGAACGAATACTGGAAGCGCCACGGCAGCAAGAAGAAGACGGGCGAGTCCGACGAGCGCCGTTGGCGGCTGCACATCGCGCCGCACTTTTCCCGCAAGAGGTTGTCCGAGATTAGCTACGGCATGGTGGCGGATATGCACGAGGCCATATCGCAGACCGCGCCTATCGAGGCCAACCGCGTGCTGGCGCAGCTTTCCAAGATGTTCAACTTTGCCAACCGCCCATTGGAGTGGATGGAGCGCAACCCTGCCAAGGGGGTCAAGCGCAACAAAGAGAACAAGCGCGAGCGCTACATGAAGGGGGAGGAAGCGGCAAAGATTGCAGAGCTTCTGCACTCCCACGCCGAGTCGCACCCCGCTTCTGTGGCGTTCCTGTATCTGTTGATATTGACTGGGGCGCGCAAGGGCGAGATTGCCAAGGCCAGCTGGTCGCAATTGGACGGGACAAAGTTGGTGCTGTTCGCGCACAAGACAGACCACACGGGTGACAAGCGGGTGATCCACCTGCCCCAGCCCGCTATGGAGGTGTTGGATCGTCTGCCCAAGACTAGCGCCACCATCACGGGCGTGCAGTCCCCTAAGAAGCTGTGGGACAAAATAAGGGTTGAGGCGGGTTGCCCTGATTTACGGATGCACGACCTCAGGCATTCATTCGCCAGCGCAGCTATCGCTGCGGGCTTGTCGTTAGCGCAGATAGGAGAACTGCTTGGGCACAAGTCCACGCAGACCACCAAGCGCTACGCTCACCTTATGGACGAGGTGGCCTCTGCTGCCGCCACCGCGACCGCTGATCGTATCCTGGCAGCTATGGAGATTTCATGATGACAAACTTTATCAAGCAGGCGTTGTTGCGCCTGTTGCCTGGCCTTATCCTAGGCGTGCTGTTTATAGGTGGCATCGCTGCCATTCCCGACAGCAAGGTCAAGCGGGCGCAGGAGAGCTGGCGCATCCTGGATTTTCCAGCCGAGAATGAAGACTACTACCCACCACAGGATTTTTAGATATGAACCCATTATTAGCTAGCTGGCATGAACTTGATATTTTAATAGATTTTGTTGGTAAAGCAGTGGAAATGTGGGGATGGGTTTTTGATGATTTTACTAGGATTTTGGGGGCTTTTTGGGAGGAAAACGGTTTCTTAGGATGGCAAAGCGACATTGATGATGGCAACATGCCAACCCACTGGTGCTATCCGCCAACAGAGGAGAAGGTAGATGACTGACAATGTTAGCCTCATAAATATACGCAGTGATGCCGAATTTTGGAGGGTTTATACTCAATCTATAGAAGAATCAAGAAAGGCGGTTGAAAAAAACAGAAAAGAAGAACTTACTTTTAGGCAAGAGCTTGACACAATAAGGGGCAGCCTTTCTTGTAAAAAATGTAGGGAAAACCCAACTTGGGAATACTTCTCGGTTGTGGATACTTTCGATACAATACAATTGAGTTTTTTCTGCCCAAACAGTTGCCAATTAGATAGTTGCAAAATAAAATTGCGTTCGATGATGTCGAATTATCATGTGTTTGACTATATTAAGGACTTTATAAAAGATTTAATAAAAAAGGAGATGTATGAATATGATATGGAAAAATACTATCAAATACAAGAAAAATTTAAGGAATTTAATGCAGAGAAAAGGACTGATTGATGGCGCAACTGGTAAAATACGAAATCCCCATGCGAAGCATTTATTGGCGTATCGCGGCAACGATTGCATTGTGCTTTTCAGTGTTACAGATAAACGACACTGATTTTTGGCTGTATTTTTTTTATGGGGTAGGAAAAACTTCCTTTGTAGCATTTGTTGGGCGGCTTTTATGGCGAAGTTTGCCATGCAAAAAAACATTGGTTCATAGAAAGGGCGATAACGATGTACACTAGAGAAAAATACCGTGCATTGCTAGATGAAGCACTGCGTGAAGCTAAGGATAAACGCATAGTTAGCAAGGAAGTTTCAAGCAAAACACTGGCCAATGCCAATGATTTTATTGACAACCAAAGTTGCTTAGAATTGTTTGACTTTCCAAGTATTTCCGTAGGGTGCGACATATCAATTTTGTTTGAATGGCTTTTCCTATTGGTTCAAAGTGTTCTTGGATACGCCTTTGACTTTCTCAACAGTACGCATTCCACCTAATCCAAGAATACCGCCCAATGCCCACCCTAGCAAGTCTGTATCTATGTTGGGCAAAGTCGGGATTACTTTGTTGAACAGCGCACAAAGGAAAAGCAAAAATGGCTGAAGAATAAGAATGTACGCAAATGAAAAACAGCATACCCACCCGACCGCTGGCCGCCATCCCGACACAAATAGATTGCTGCTGGCCGCCTCAATTTTATTTATTTCAAGCTGGCCAGTGGCTAATTGTGTTGCCGAGGCCAATTCAGCAAGCTCACCACGTTGTTCCAATTCTTGTAGTTTTAATATGGCTTCAGCTTTAGTCGCAGGGTCAGGCCATATCTTATTTATGACTGTGCTGGCCAGATTAAATACGCTATCAACTACCATTACTTATCGGCTTTCGAATCCAGTTTGTCGAAGATCTGACGGAGAAACATTTTCACCTCATCAATGTCGGCGCGGTAGTCATCCTTCTGCACATAGATCATGGGCAGCTCTGACATCTTGTCTTCCAATTTTTGGATGGTGCGTGTGAGATTGGTGGCGACATAGACCGCCAGAAACCCTGCCACGCTGACAATGAGATTAAAAAGCTGTTGGTTGTCCATGGCTTTTACTCGTAAAGGATGTTGATAGAACCCGCGTCGAAGGTGTCAGTGCCGTTCGAAGTCGTGACAGCCAGCTGTGTCAGCGTGCCAGAGAGAGGCACCACACCCGCAACGGTATGTGTCCACGCGACCGAGCTTGTGGCAAACACACCTTTCGCCGCCCAGATGTTATTCGCCGCGTCTACCAGCGTGAAGATTATCGAACCATGGTAGACGTAAGCCGCACTAGGCACGTTGGTGTAGATGTCGAAGCCAGCGGTCTGGTTGACTGTGGCCGCGCCGCTGCTGATCACCGAACCCGCGCCCAAATAGCCTGATGTAGCCAAGCCACCGGCTGGCCCCAGCCTAAAACGGATAAGAGCGCTGCCACTCAGACTGACACCATTCAATGAAACGGTGATGCGCTTGACCCAATTGGGAATGCCCGTAAACGGAATTGACGTGCCGCTGGTGCTGTTCTGCACGGTACCTAGCGTCAAAGGTTGAGACAATTTCGCTGGGGTCACATTCGCGTCCGTTATCTTCGCCGTGGTGACGGCGTTGTTGGCGAGTTTGGCTGCGGTCACAGAGCTGTCAGCAAGCGCCTGGGTGTTTAAGTTACCGTCGGCGATGACGTCTGAAGTTACTTGGGTAGGCATTACGCGGCCTCCCGCAATTTCTTGTACGCACGGATGGCGCGTGGCCAGATACCAGAAGCCGCCAGCCCTATCACTAACCCAACGGCCACGGAGAATAGCACCAGGTTGTTGTAGAATACCGCGATGGCGAGAAGGCTGCCCGACAACCAAAAGGCAAAGTCTTGAATGCTGTCGCGTAGAGTGCGCCAGGAATCCTTCGCCACACGAGTCAAATCCCAGGTCTCAATTGCCCCCGACACGATGGTATTCAGCGTCAACGCCCAGAACCAACCTCCGCCCAACAACAGCGCCAGTCCGCCAATGAAAACCCCCAGTAATGCGTGGGCGAATTGGTTGGTGATCCAACCGTACCAATCTTCCCCCTGATCGTCAGGGGTAGCCAAACTGGATACAACCAAAGCCCAAACATTAACCATTATTGAAATCACCTCGTGTTAAAAATAATTGATCCATAAGCACATCGGGGATTCCAAGCACCATTTGTAATTGCGCGATGATGGGATAATCACGGCCAACCTGCACCATCGTCACCCAAGTGAAGGTGATCTTGTCGCGCTCAGCCGCTGTCAGAGTTAGGCCGCCAGCGATAGCTTGGGCAACGCCTGCTGCTAAAGGAGCGGGCAGGTTATAAGGCGCAGTTTGCAACTGCGCGGCTGTGGGCGTTCCCCCCGCAACCGCTGCCTCAACAATCTGTTTGAGGGGATAGGGCAATTCCGCCTGTTTTGCCGCAGCCAAAATGCCAGCATAGGTCAAAGCACCCATGTTGACCAAGCCTTGCTGAAACTCGCTAGGGGTAAGGAGGGGGAAGGAAGGGGGTTGTTGGATAGCCGAAAACAACGCCTCAATCTCACTATTTGTCAAATGAGGGTTGCCAGCAAAATCAATCACGATGCTAGAGCCATCGTCGTCAACCCGCCATCCTTGGTATCCCAGGCTCTCTAAAACTTTAGTTATTTCAGGTAATGTCAACATATTCATTCCTATGGTGTGTATTCATAAACAATAAGAGTGCATTTGCTTGCACCCCCGTATATACGGCCGCCAGAATTTCCATTGACATATATAGTACCCCCACTTTCACCAACTCTGACCCTATAAGTCCTGGCTGACGTGCTACCAGCAACCTCATCATGAGAAACGGAAGTATTCTGCACATATACAGTATTTGATCCTGACCCCCCCACCGCTAAAGCGTTTGCCGCTGAATCCCGGAAGATTGCCGCACATGGCCTCCCCCCGCTGCTGCCATTAAGCTGGCAGACGCTCAATACGGCGATTCGATTGGTTGAGCTTAACGGAGTAATAGCTTGGGTCATAATCTCAACACCCTCCGTAATTTGCGGTATTGTGTCATCAAAAGGAATTTGAGTGGCGGAGCTTGTGTAGGTTGTGTACTCAACATAAAAATATTGTACTATTTTATTTGATGCTATCTCACTAAAATTAACAGCTCGGACATCACCAGTTGCCCCGCGTCCAACTACTTGCGAGGCTGAAAGTGCTAGGTCGCTTGCAACACCAGAAGATGCGGCAGCTCTAACTTTTACAGTGTTAGCTGCCATGTCTGCTAGCAAGGTGTTACTGACCGCGCTATTGGCGATCTTTGCCGTGGTAACTGCACCATCAGCAATCTTTGCAGTGGTGGCCGCGTTGTCTGCAATTTTAGCAGATGTAACCGCGCCATCCGCGATCTTTGCTGTGGTTACGCTGGTGTCGCTGGGGACGCCGATACCCAACGTTGTCCCCCAACGCACAAAGATGTTACCTGTGCCGGCGGCAGGAGCGCCGCTCACGAAGGTGAGCGTGCTGCCCGACAACGTGTAGTCTGTTGTGGGTCGCTGGCGCACACCAGAGATAAACACTTCCAGGTTTGCGATAGCGCCAGGTGACGTGGACAATGTGAACGCCGTCTGCGCGCCCGTACCATTGAACGTCTGTGTGGAGAACCCGCTTGAACCCGCAACAGTTAGCAGACTGGTCGGATCGTAAGTGGTCAACGCACTGCCCGCAGCGTTGAACCCCAACAGTTGCAACGGCTGCGCTGTGGGCAGGCTGGTTGAGATGCCCGTTGTGGCGGCAGGCAACGCAATGGAGCGGCTGAGGTTTTCGTTGACCTGCTGCGCCAGCATCGTCAACTGATCGAGCGCCCTCTCGTGTGACTCCGCAGGAAACGGGTCGTTGGGAACGTAGTCGGTTAACTGGGTGAAGGGTACGTTACGAAGGATGCTGATCTTCTGCGCAGCCGTAGGAGCCACGGTGCAGGTAACAGTGCCGCCAGCAGGGACACCCGCCCCTGTAACCGTGTAATCCGTCCCCAAAGCCAAGGTGGTGCTGACCCCTGTGGCAATCACAGTGCGCAACACGGTCAGGTGAGTGTTGTCTAGAAAATAGAAAGGTACGGTAAAGGCCGTGGTTACGCCGTTACCAGTATAATCTGCTCTTGATGTCGTTGTGTTGACGGTCACGGCGGCCTCTCAATTGGTGTGATTATCGCATCATTTGGGTTATTGTGGAAGGGTTTTGGTTTGCAGTCGCTTCTCCAATTCAGTGCTGATTTGGAGCGCCTTCTGCATAATCTGTTCAGGAGGAACCGCAAACGCCTTTCCTACCTTACGGCTCTGCTCAAACACTTTTTCAATTGCAATGCGTTGCGCCATATCAGGCATGGTGTCCCACCAAGGGGAATTGACCATCAACTGAATGCCTTCGTACGCGACCTTGCCGGACTTCTCTGCAAAAATATCACGTTGTTCGGGCGTCAATTCTATTTTACCCAGTTTGGGATCGCGCCCCGCAGGCAGTTCAATGTTGTCGGGCGCTTTAGACACACCGACACCCAGGCGCGCAACCTCAGTGCGAACTTTGTCGGTGCTTTCTGTGGAAACCGTGATGGGGCTGATACCTGCCAAACGAGCCTTTGCGGGGATTGGCTCGCCAAACGGATCACGTTTGGGCTGTAGATTTTCACGGGCGCCAGGGATGCGGTACTGAACGGCATCCAAAATAGAATAAACCTCACGGCGATAAGGATCGAGCATATCGGCGGTTTGGCCGACCTTGTAAGAAAGTTTGGTTGGTTATTGAATTGGCAAAAGCGATTGAAATAATTTTTGGTATTTTATCTCTCTCCTCTTCTCCCATATATTCCCAAGCCGCTGCTGCGTCAGCCGCCATGCCGACTAACGTGCCTACTGGCTGGAGACGTTGGTAATTGTACCATGTGTTTCCGATTTTTTTTGAATAAGGCTGCCAACCACTTGCCAATTGCGCGGCGCGCTTACGTGTGTCTGGATCGCCTTGACCCGATATGTTTCCAGACAGCGCCATGGCGAATACAGTTGAGAAAAGAGCGGTACCGACGACCAACTCAGCCGCAGCTTTGTCCGCTTCGACACCACCTTTACTAATGGCGTTCCGCCAGTCCTTCATGATTGCCGCAGCAGGGCTTAATCTGAATGTTTCTTTGAACACGTTAATAGGTGATTGTGTGAAAGGAACCGCCCATTCCAAATAATACTCTTTTATAAGTCTTTGAACTGCGCGGCCCTTCGACCCCAGCGGTGCGTTAAATGTGAAGCGTTCGCCCGCAGCATCAATCTGCTCCACCATTTTGTCGGTCGGGCTAGCTGCAATACTTGCAACACGTTCACGGAACTCACGGGTGGCGGGGTTATACCCTTCTTGCGCAGCCTGCCGTGTAGCCAAAGTAAAAGCCTCGCCACGTTCGTTGAGAGTGCGAAAGAACGCGTCGGCGGCTGATAAAGTCCGAAGAGGAAATCGTATAGCCTCACCCAGCTTACCCTCAATCGCTTTACGGTGAGATTCTGTTTTACCCGACATGTTTTCGCCTGTTTTCAACACGGAGAGCATGGATTTCGCGCCGTCGATGGTGCCGTGGATGTTTCCAACAACGCGCGCTAAAGGCTCTATCGCCGACATAGCTTCGGGGGCGCCACGGGCGCGGTTAATCGCCACTGCCGTTGCGTCAACCAAAGGCCGCGTAGCCATAAAAGTCAGGTTGCCCATGATGTTGGCAACTTGAGTTACCGGCCCCGACACAAGCCCCGATTTCCACGCCTCAATGACTTTTTCCCATAAGGACGCTTTGGACGCCTTGACAGCGAAGGTGCTGAGTTGAGTAACATCGCCTAGTTCGCCGACCATCTGCGCGAGTTTTTGCGGGTCATCCCGATACTTGGTCAACAATTCAGACGCTTCTTTCCCTAGTGCGTTGACGTTTTGCGCAGCTTTGCGGGCGTTAAGCGCGCGAGCAATCGCCGCGCCATTGCCTTGGTCAATAGCGTGCAACATGGCCAGCGTCTCGATAGCCTGCGCTTGGCGCGCCGCCATCTCTGGTGTAACGCCAAGCTCGCCCGCAGCACGAATCTCAGAAGCTACCTGCGCAAGATCGAACGCTGCGCGCTGCGACATTGCTTGCTGCGCCATAGACTCCGCCGCAAGCTGGTTCAAATCACGACCGACCAACTCTTCAGGACGACGGTTACGAAGAATCTCCGCCGCGCCTTCTTGCGTTTTTGCCCACGATTCTGTCCCCCGCTGCGCCTCAATCTGTTGCGAGAACACTTCAGCAATACGCGCCTGCACAGCCTTTACGTCTTCGGGTCCATCGACGTAACGGTAGTTGATGTGGTTAGGCTCTTTGGTCGGCGTGATGCGGCCTAACGGATTTGCCGCAACGTCAGCGATCATGGCTGGGTCATAGGTACCGGTGCCTTTGGGATCACGATAAGCGCCCAACACGTTGTTCAGCATTTCTTCGCGCGCCAAAGGTTGATAGGCACGGGGGAGTTCAGCGGTAGCAGGTTTATTGCGAACCTTACCTGGTTCCAGCGCTATATAGGTATCGACTGGCTCACCTTCATTCATGTTCTTGTATTTAATTGAATCGAAACCCTCGGCTTTCAATTCGGATCGGATCAGGGCGTACCCTTCATCTGTGGCTTTTTGGTTTGCTTTGTCGCGTGTTTGGTCTTTCAACGCAGTCTCTTCGGGCGTAAGCCCGCTTAACTTGTTGCGAAGCCTTTGGTACGATTCTGGTTGAGAATCCAGGTAGTCCTTGCTTGCCTTCTCCATGACTTGCCACACGCGAGATTCAAACGGAGTTTGGTTGTAATCCCCTTCTTTGATACCTTTTACCCCGTCCACCGCTTTCGCTATTTCGGTGGGGAACCATATATTAAGATCCGGCAATTCTATAGATTTTCCAAACTGCGCCTCACCCTCCAAAACTTTTCCTGGTGTGCCTCCTTTATTGGCGAAAAGTTCTGCCGTACTGCGCGACGTAGTGAAGTGCGGGCCAATGTCTTCAGTCTTTGCTAACTGCTCGATTTCGACATTGGCTTTAGTTCCGTGGAATACGTTGATCGGCGCAGGTTTAGCCAAGTCCTCCACGATTGTCGGATCGCTCTTGGCGTCGGCCATCACTTCTAAGGGGGTCTTGCCCGTCTTGGCGTAAATGTTCGCCAACTTAGCAGCGCCAACTGTCGCCGCGCGAAAGCCAACAAGCATAATCGCCGCGTCCATGATCTCTTGCGGTTCAGGCAAACGGCCTTCCAGCAATGCGGGCGCAACAGCCAAGGTTGACCCTTGTGCGGCCAATACGGACGCACCCGTAGCCTTTGCGCCCAAGCCCGCAGTCTTTGCGCCAACTTGTGCTAATTTCCCCGTGCCAGCTGTTAGAAGTCCGACCGTACCCTCCTTAACCGTCTGCCCTAACACCACGGACGCACGGCCAAGAAAGTCGGCGGTGCTGGTTATTTCGCCCTTGCTGTACGCCTGCATGTAACTCTCGCGGATTGCGGCAGGGAGCGCAAACGCACCGAACCCGCCCCCCAACAAACCGCCGACCAACGTACCTGGCCCAGGGGCTACAGCTGTACCGGCCGACCCACCCGCCGCCGCGCCGCCAAACGCTCCTACAACCCCGAAAGGAGTTTCGGAAACCATTTGCGCCGCGCCAGCTGCCAGTCTCTCGTACCAATCGCTGTCAGTCGGGTCGAGTTGCACGTCCGGCAATTTGCCCCGCTGCATCAAGCCTAAGGCAGAGGATTCGTAGCCCGCTTGCGCTGCTTCAATTACCCCGGAAGCAATCTGTTTGCCTTCCGGTTGATCCGCAAAATCTATCTGCAAGCCGTCTGGCTGCGCAGGGGGCGGCGCAGTTTGCTGATCTACGAAATCTATGTTTAAGGATTCAACCATTCCCTATTCCCAACTCGTGCGTAAATTTTTGGGGCCGCCCAAATATGTGCTGTTTTTACCGTTGACAACGTATTGCTTCCCGACCACCAACCCTCCATCGGGTGCGCGGTTTTGCGCGGTTTCGGTGCGTGCTTTTTCATTTGCGAGCTGGTTCAGTAACGTCTTAGGATCGGGGATGAATTGTTGGAGCCGACCTGGACGCAACGCATAATCGGGAGAGTTTGGATCGAGCAGTACGGTCGGGTCTTTGTTTTCCTTGCGCAAAGCGTCGATACGATTTTCGAGGTCACGGTCAAAACGATACGCAATATCCGCTATAACCCCAGGGTTGTTTGAATCCATAGTCTGAAGTATCACGTTCTGCTGTAGTGTGCGGGCGACCTGCCCACGGAGATTGTTCAAATCGCGGCGAAACCCGTTGGTGCTAGTGCTGCGCAGTTCTGTGACTTCCTTGGTCAGGTAGGAAAATTCAGACGTGCTGATCTTCCCATCGCTTAACGCCTGATAAATCGGTTCGTTGTTGTAAATTTTAGCGGGGTCGTTATCGGGCGCATGGATGCGCAGCATCAACTCCCGCATGGCGACGGGGTTCGATTTTGGTTCCGTGCGTGCCTGCTTCTCACGGGAGAACTGACTCATGTAACTTAAAATGTGCTGTTTCTGTGTTGAGTCCAACACATCGTTGCTGACGACTTCGACCTCACTCAACGCGCCGCCATTCTCCTGGTTCGGGTTGACAATCCGTTGAGTGTACAGGTTCATCGCCGACTCTGCTGCAACTTGCTGCTGACGTTTCAGATCAATCCGAGACCGTTCAGACTGTGCGTCATAAGCGCGCGAATACTGCTCAGCGTTTGTGAGAATGGCGAAGAACTTGTCGGCAGGCAGATTGTCGATAAAACCTATACCTGTCTGAGGCTTGACCCAACTTTGTGAATTGCCTGTGAGATCGGTTGGCGTCATAGCAAATTGTTCAGGTGATATACCGGTGCCAAGCCCAACCGCACCGCGTGTGGCGGCAAGGTTGGCCGCGTACTGCTTAGTGTTGGCGCCCCAAGCGGTTCCGCTCTCTCCCCCATAATACATCATGTCAACTTTTGACATGTCGCCGCCGGCCTTTGTGCGGTAATCGGCTATCAGTTTTGCGGCGGCAAATATCGACGCTGTCGGGTTGTTGCGATCTACGCCGAGTTGTGCGGCCATCTCCGTCGTGAATTGCATAATGCCGCCCGCGCCTTGTTTGCTAGTGGCGTTAGGGTCTAGGTTTGACTCGGCGACCGCGCGCATTTTAAGTTCGCGCCAATCGAGGTTGTGAAGTTGCGCAGCGTCCTTGAAAGTCTGGTCGTATGGGCTTGGCTGCGCCACACGTTTAGCAACACTGTCTATGTTGCTTTGGTCATACGGCTTGACGGTATCGGCCTTCAGGTCAGGGGGTAGCCCTGGCTTTGGCGGATTAGCGACGGCGTTCTGAACCTGACTGCGCACTTCACCTGGCAACTTACCAAGAACTGCGTTGGGATACTGGCGCGCAAAACCCTTTGCCGCTGAGTACTCTATCTCCTCACGGATAGAACGGCGGAAGGCTTCACGAGTTGGTTCTGGCACTCTTGCAAATCTACCGTTAGGGTCGTCGATAGCTGCAAGCCCTTGCTTAACCAGACTCTCGGTTTGTGAATAATCCCTAGCCGCTACTGTGCCAAGGCTCTGCGACATATCCATGTATTGGTTTTTGGCAAACTCACCGTTCAAACGCGCCTGTATGCCGACGGCTTCCTGCCCGAACATTGACGTCATATCTGCGGACATTCTGGCAAACGCCTGCTGCCCTTGTCGGGTTTTGACAGACTGCCCCATGCTCTCAAAATCTTGACGCAGTGATTCCATGACGCGGGGCGCTAATGTGTCATCGCCCGGTTCGGTCTGGTTGGATAGATCTGTAAGCTTTTGCTGCCACTCAGCACGCTTCTTGGCCATCTCAACATGGATGTTGGTGACGTCATCCTGCACCTCTTGCTGATAAGCCCGCTCAGCATACTGCTGCCCTGCTTCCCCAAGCTGCTGGACGGCCTGGCCGACGTTGGCGCCAAAGGCGTTTGGAGTGGCTTGCACGTTTAGCTGGCCTGAAGGGGCGATGCTGTCGTTATAAGTTTGGATTACTGCCATCGTTTACCCCATGTCCCAACCAAAACTGCTGCTTGAACCGCTGCTGGAACCCAGGTTTGGAATGGGTGTCCCTTTCATAGATTGATACTTGCCGTAAGAATCGGTCGCCCCGCTAAGCGCGTTTAACACGCCTGCTGTGCGCGCTGACTTTGCGGACATGTTGTCAATGGCCGCTTGGTTCTCAAACCCTGCGCCCTTGAGTTCGTAATTATATTTCAATGTTAGCCTATCGAGCGTCGCCATAGCCGCGCTATCCGCCAACACATCAACGGGTGAACCAGAATCGGTTTGCACGCCCGATGCGCCGTAGT